TCCCACTAGATAATTCACTTCAAAGAAGATGTAAGCAAGCTGTTGACAATCAGCTAGCCCGAACAAAACAACTGCTAAAAGATAGTCAACTTAACTGGCATATCGCTCGCTTGAAAAATTGTGGGGAATTACGCTTAGCCGGAATTGAATTTCACCCTGATTCTCCCTATGCAGACCTTTGTAAGGACGTTGTTGTAAGACCTAAATTAGGTCAAGTCCTTCCTCATCGACATAACATCCCAGTTACTTCGTCTTCTTCTTCTTCTTTGCCTTCTTTAGAGGTGGGAGACCTTTCTTCTCCCGATAAGCGTTAGCTCTGATTTCTGACAAAGTTGGTTTTGTTGGATTCTTACCTAATAGTTTTTGAACTCTGGTCATCACCTGTTTAACAATCGGCTTTACTACACGTAATAAAATCGGAGTTGAAGCCGCTGCACTAGTTGCAATAATCGCAATCCCTCCAACCTGAACAACTTGAGGAACACTTGGAATTGCATCAACAATCTGTTCAGCAAATGAGACTTCTGAATATTGAGTAACGCATCTATTCCCGATTAGTTCATATCCTGTTATCTCTTTCGTTCCCTTCCCATCAGGAATTTTGGTCCCGATTTCTGGAGCGTCAGGAGGCGGGCAATCCTCGTTTTTTGCGGGGGCTGGTGGTGGTTCTTCCGTTGGTGGTGTTTCTGGTTCTGTGTGTCTTTGCGGTTGTGATTCCTCAATTGGAACGATCTCTTCAGGTACAAAATTGATCGGGGTATATGAAGGGATTTGCGCCCCTCCATCGCAGTACGCCACATTTTGTTCAGGATCATTTGATATAAGAGCCTCATTCTCATAATTAGCCTTTCTAACTTCAACGCAAGGCATCTCAATAATCGGAAACCCTATAGGAACAGCAACCGGAATATTGGGGGCGTTTAAAGATGGATGAATATAAATTCCTGACTGAATGTCTGGGATATTGATCCCTTTAATTTGAATATCAGGTATCTCGCTCACGATCTATTGGTTTTGGGAACGGTGCATAAGGATCTTTTTTTGTAATGTCTACCCATTTACCATTCGTGTAATAAAACATCAATTGATTGTCTGGGTGAATATAAGTATCCCCCTCTTGAGGTCCATTAGGTTTTATCATTATTTTTCTTCTTGTATATCTCCACAGCCGACCCACATTTAGGGCAGTTTAAAAACGTAACCATTGAATACTCATCGTATTCATCTACATCTGCATCTGAATCCCAAATCAATTCAGTTTTGCAATGCCAGCAATTCATTTCTTCATTTTGCGATCAAAGTGTAAATCTATCCTCTTTTTACCGTAATACAAGGCAACGATCCAAAGTGTAAATAGAAATCCTTCGGCGTAACTCATCGAATGCCAAGCCTGTGTTGCTGCTTCCATTGTTTTAAATAGGTAAAGTGCCTAAAGAACGTCTAATTTGTCTTAACTCCTCAAAGTTTTTTTGTTTTTTCCCTCCGTCATACGGCCACGCATATCCTTCCGCAATCATTAACTCATTTAATGAAATCACTGAATCTCCCACGTATATCCACCCCAATAATCTGCCATATTTTCCTTTTGCTCCTTTGTCCAATTCCGTCCGAATCATCAGAGAATGTCCTGCTTTCTTCGCATCCTCCAATTTGTCCTCCAGCCACAGAGTTGCATCTAATCCCAACCTCTTTTCCTCCAAATCTCGCGTCCTTTTCTCAGGAGTATCAACACCACATACCCTTACACGTTCCTTCTTTAAGAGATCAAAACCCAAATCAAAGGTTACATCCACAGTGTCTCCATCAATTACCCGATCAATTGAGTGGACTCGGTAATTCCAACAACTGATTCGATTAGGTGGCTTTACTTCTGTCATCGCAAGCTTGGAACAGGAGCTGTAGGGATAGCAGGGCCAGTTAAATTTTTCGGTATAGGGAGCGATCCTGTTAAATTTCCAATAAGTTCTTTTTTTAGTTTTTCTTGATTCGCTTCATTCGTAATAAAGAGATACGCATAAATGCCTCCACCCGTTATAGAAATAACAAGTAAAAAAGAGATTACACTAAGAGCATTAATTATCTTTTGCATGAGAGAAGCCTTTTTAAAAACATTACCACCTGTAATAGTAATCGTATTTATCGGACTTGTCTCTTTGTTGCCTTTAGCTTTAGTTACTCAGTCATCCCTACCTCGCAAGAATCCTCCTCTTCCGACCCGCCTTCTGCAATAAGCTTTTCACATATTTTTATAGCACCTGTTAATTCAGCGTGTTCTTGCTTGCACTCATTAATAACTTGATTGGCTTGATTGAAACGAGCCATGACTTGTTCTCTTGCTTCAAGCAAGTTTGCTAGTTCTGCTTCAACTGCCATTTGTTTCTTTAAATATGAATGTAATGGTCATTCTATATTTAGGAGCCTTATTTGACTGCGGCCTTATTGCGTGTGGAATACCACCATCAAAAAGGACAATTCTTCCCGGCACAAAGCTAGAAGCATAAATGATTTCTTTTAAATTATTTGAGTCATAAAATAAGGTTTCTCCATACCATCCATCTTCCCAATCTAAATTGACGTAATACAAAGCAACCTGTTTCCTAGGGTGCGAATGGATGTAATGAATATCACTGGAACGTACCAAATTAACAACAATGGATTCAATTCCTTTTGCTGTAAACCAGTCAGTTGGTTCGGTGCATTCGTGTAAATAATCTAGGATTCCTGTTTCATTTGCTTGTGCTGTAGTCCATGCACTATGAGTATCTGCAATGACCTTATCGCCATCAATAAAAGGTCTATCGCACCAACCGAGCGTGAACTTAGATTCAGCACAAGTATTTAATAAGCGTTCTCTAATGGAAAAAGGAACCTTATTATCAAAGGTTTCTATCTTCAATTAATTATAATTTCGAAGTTTTGTCTGCTATTAATTTAGCTTTCCAAGCATCTTTCACTGTTTGAGTCCAAACAGAAGCCGCAATCCCTTTGACTTCTGCTGATTCTGCACTGATATCAGTATCAACTAAATTATCAGAAGCATCTAATGTTCCGGGGTCAAGAACTTTCCGATGGAATGAACGAGTCAGTTCTTCATCATCTTCTTTAATTACAGTAGCAGTTCTTATCTGGATGAATTTGTAATCACCAACTATTTCAATTTTGTCCTCAACGAGTGTCTTAGTTATGGCCATTAGGATTAATCTCCGATTAAAACAGGTTTAGGTTTGACTATAGGGATAGTATACCTCAATCATAAATAATTAACGATATTTAGTTCTTAAGAAGACCAATAAAATCCAGCAGCATAAAGGTTTCTGGTTGTATTTCCGCCTCCAAAGTTGACGTTAGGGAAACCATCTCCGCCATTCCAATCTACTGTTTTTAAATTCAGATTTGATGAACTGGCTCCAGCGTATGTAACTACTGGGGCAGCTTCTAAAGTATTTCCCCAATCCCAATAAGCATAAGTCCAGTTACTGAAAATATTATTTTGTTCTCCAGCAGGCACTGCATAAGGAAGTCCAGAGATAGTAGTTGTAGGAGAGCCTCCATTAACTGTTATATAACATTTCCAATAAACCATATTACCTATTTTCGTATACCCTCCGACTTGATGTTGATAAGTAACACTTGTTCCTGAAACGGTAGGAGTCCATGACCCCTCTTCATAGTCGTCAATCGCATTGGCAGCTGCAGTATCTCCATTAAATGAGATACCACCACCTGTCTGGAAGCGTATTTTTTCACTTCCATCAATAAAGATTCTTACTTTACTATCATTTTTTGCATTATTAATATCAGCTTCTAAGTCTAAGTCTCCGCCTGACCCATCTACTAAGCAGACAGGAGGACCAGTGGTATCTGAATCGGTAAGAGTGAATTTAGGAGTAGGGTTATTTATCCCTAAAGTGGTTCCATCAAAGGTAAGATTTGCCTCACCTTGCATAGCATTAGCACCTGTCACAGTGACAACTGTGTTATCAGTTGATCCAGATAAAGTTGCTCCACCTGATGAAGCATCTTCAAAAGCTGGAGGCGATCCGGCTCCTGTAGAAGTTAATACTTGTCCATCTGTTCCGGGTCCAACTGCTACTGGATTACCTGATGCGTCATAAGTAATGATCTGGCCATCCGTTCCAGCGGCCATTTTTGCTAAAGATATAGCATCATCTTTAATGCCATCTGTTCCTGCTTGAGTAAGTCCCATAATTAACTAGGTTTAGGATTGTCAGATTTAACTTTATCAATGGCTTCGACCCACTTGTTAGTGCCATTCTTTTTGTCCCAATATAGTTGATCTAATTGCTCCTTAATTGAATCATATTCAATTGATCTTTTATTTTTATAATCTACTTTTGCAAATTCAGTATTAATAGCAGAATGATCTAATGTTATTTCCTTTCCATCTTTATCCCAAGCTTGGAAAGTTACATTGTCATCGGTGCTAACACGTACTGCGTCTGAATAAAGTTTAAATATTTGAGAAGTCTTTGAAACACTCATGCTGCCACCTCAAGTAAAGTTATAGAACTTGTGCATCCACCATCTGTATTGTTTAGTACAACTTCACCTGATTGTCTATTTTTTATTTGGACTTTATAAACATGTGCATTAGTATCTGCGGCATTGTCTAAAGAGACAAAAGTTACTGCTTGGTTTAAAGGATCACTTTGCGAATATCCCATATTGGTATTAATAGCGACTTCAGTAGAGCCTTGTAATAGACGAACACTACAAGCTGATAAGTCAGCCGATTCTGATGAGATTCCAACACACTCAGCAATAGCTAAAATCTTATTACTTGCAGAGGCAGGGGTAATACTCGCAGTTAAATTAGTGCAATCTGTAAAGCTAGTTGAGTTTATAGCCGACCTTGTACCAGTTGAAGCATGAACTACTTGTAGGATTTTACCTGCTCCTGACCAAGCATTATCACCCCTTAAAAAGGTTGAACTACTAGCCGTTCCAGTGGCCGATAAGGTTGCAATATCAACGGTGTCCGCAGGTAGACTCAGACTCCCATCAGCCGCTAAGACAATGCTGTTCGTTGACGAACTAGCGTGTTTAATGTTGGTCGTGTTAAGTGTACTCATGGTTTTGGATTGTCAGATTTTACTTTTTCACAAGCCGCATAATACGCCTTTAAATGTGTATCATCTCCTTTGCTATTCCAATACATAGCATCGGCAAAGTCTGCTAAGGAAGGGTACTGAGGTTGTCTATCTCTTTGATATTTGACAGCATGGTACTCATCAGTTAAACGAGTTATTTCTGCTTGTATCTCTTCTTCTGTTGGTTGAGGGATATCAGGTGTTTTCCATAAAGTTACTTGGTCACTAGCACCAAGAAATCTAGCATTAGGTTGTAATGAATTAATTGCTGTAAACCTATGTACAGGTATTTTTTCTACGGTCATACGTCTAGCTCCATAGCTACAATTTGCATGTTGTTAGTTGCACCTGATTCACTATAAGGCAACCATATCTTGCCCGTAGAGTTCTGCACAAGTCCCATCAATTTATACTGAACTGCTGTGCTTGCAGATTGTGCTGGTGAGTCTAAGTGCATCATATGGAATTGTCCGGGTCCAAGCCAACTTGTGGAAGTTGCATAATAAGACCATTGATTATCTTCTCTAACATCTACATCAACACCTCCAATACTTCTTCTTACTCTAAAACTAATTTCACTTGTGTTACCTGAACTAGCTTCTTGTGCAATACCTGAGTTCCATTGAATCAGTATCTTACTATTTAATTTAGTTGTAGTAACTGTTATTGTTGTATTCCCTATGTCTTGGAAAGCATTATCTGCATCAAAATAATTACTTCCTGTAGATTGTACATGAACATACTGTAGAACTTTCCCTCCTCCAGCGTCAGCCCAACTAAGAGTACCCGATCCATTTGTAGCTAATACTTGATCCGCATCTCCGTCATTTTGCGGGAGCGTTAATGTGACGGCTGCATTAGAAGTTGTTGAGGCTGGAGCTTTCCAAGCTACGGTTCCTCCTCCTGAATCAGCGGTGAGTTTTACTTCGCTCATTTTGGATACTTGTCTTTTACTGCTTTAATTGCTTTCGCAAATTCACCTGTGGCATCGACCTTACCAGCAAGAATGTCTTTATATAGTAGATCAATTTGCTCTCTTAAGGCAGGATATTCTGATCTCCGTGGACCTTGATAATCTTCTATTGCTTGTAATCTTGAGACTTCAGCATTGACCTCAGATTCTGTAGGTTGAGTTTGTTTTGTATCTATCCAGTTTACTGTTGAATAATCTTCTCCTTGTATAGAGAACTCAGCTCCCGGTTTAAGTGATGACATTGCATCGGCTTTAGTAATAGTTTTTTTCATTAAATCTCCCAAGTAATTAATGTCGCACCAGTTATATACTGAGTACTAGTGCCGCCGGATTGATAACCTCTAACTTTAAATGTTGTAGATGAGGTGGTTGAGTGGTAGTCCACTATTGTTAACATGTTCTGGCCACCTGCGTCATACTGATTTTGTCTCCATTCAAAAGCACCACTCGTATTACTATTGTCATTTAGTTTAATAGAATAATGTGGAATGATATTTGTAGAATAAGAATTAGAAATTTGAGCAACTAGTAGGAAAACAATAGTACTGCCACCATTCCCGCCTCTAGTTACACTATGACCTGTATCTGTATAACTACTTGCTGTAATCGTAGTACTTCCTCCTCCATATTCATCAACTTGGAACTTTTTAACTACACCTGAAGGTGCTGCCCAAGAATTGTCTCCACGTAGGAATGTACTGGAACTTGCTGTACCTGTTGCTGATAAATCTGCTAGTGCAACCGAATCATCAGGTAATCCACCAGCCGCTAAATTTGTAATAGTTCCATTGGAGCCGAGGTTAATTAACCCCGCTGCACTAGAACCGTCAATAACAATTGCCATGATGAAAGTTTAGCTAATAACCCAGTTAGATCCAGTTGGGATTGTCACCGTTCCCGAAACTGTAATAGGACCAACTGAATGGCCATTCTTATTTGTACTCATCGTATATGTGGAACTAATCGTCTGGGAATTTTCATAGATACATCCATCAGCAACAGAAGAAGCTAATCCAGTTAAAGCCGATCCATCCCCTGCATAAGAAGTCGCTGTTAATTGTCCTGTGGCAGAATTAAATGCAAGGTTGCTTCCAGATTTAGGGGCTAGATCACCAGTGGCAGCGGTAACAAATAATGGGAAACAAGTTGTATCAGAAGACTCATCAGCAACAGTAAATGTAGTCGCATTTCCTACTGCAATTTGAGTACCCATATTGATGATGAAATATGAGGCTCCTGAAGGTGGGGCGGAATCAAAAATAATATCCGTTCCAGAAACGACATAGCCCTCAGTCATATCCCCTTGGCCAGACCCATCGTTGGGTTGCTGCATTACCCCAGCAATTGAAACTCTCAGGATTTCTGCATTAACAGGAGTAACAGCATCACTAGTTCCCTTAGTAACAAGCTTGAAGCGATAACGAGATCCATCAAAAGTTGAACCACCTCCACCTGTTCCTGATGAAGATGCAATATCTAATAGATCCGCTGATCCTGTTGCACCTCCACCAATTTCACCCCATCCAGAGTTATATCCTTCAAACTTAGAAGTTGTGCTGTTATAACGAAAATCTCCATTACTCGGAGAACCATCCCTTTGAGCAGTTGTACCAACTGGGACTCGTATTGAAGATGTGTAGTTATGAGTAACCTTGCCTGTAAATGTTCCGCCTGTATCTGGAATACCACCTGAATCAGTAGCCCAAGTTAATGTTGTAGGAGTAGAAGCGTCAGCCTTAAGAATTTGGTTGGCTGTTGGAGCGTCAGCAGGAAGACTGACTGTATAACTAGCTTCTGATCCTTTATCAGTTGCTCCTTTTATTCCTACATAAGCAGAACCATTTGAATCTGCTTCGTAAAAACGAACCTCTTTATCGTTATCAACAGAAAGATGACCTGTTGTTGTTATTGCTCCTGAAGCTAAAGAGGAAAGCGTTCCAACAGAAGTCAGGCTTGAAGTAACAACAGTACTTTTTAATTCTGTTCCAGTAAGCGTTCCAGCCGCAGCCGTTACTGTTATTGCTCCAGTACCGTCAAAGTCAACACCATTAATTGCTCTTGCAGTAGCTAAAGCTGTTGCTGTTGCAGCGTTTCCAGTACAAGACCCCGCAGATCCAGAAGTGTTTCCAGTAACATTGCCAGTTAAATTTCCGACAAATGAAGTTGCAGTTAATGCACCTGTATTTGAATTAAAAGTAAGACTCGTTGCTGTCTTTGGTGGAAGATTTCCACTTGCCGCTGTTGCAAAAAGAATTGAACAAGAAGTATCAGTAGATTCCGCAGCAAGAGTAACGTTGGTTGCTGTTGTAGCTGTTGCAGCTGTTCCTGTGTAGTTAGTAGCTGAAAGAACTTGTGTTCCTGCAACTTTTAAAACTTTTCCAGAGGCAAGATCAATATGCTCTGAACTTGTCCATGCATCAGTTGAATTAACCCAATTCCAAGTTTTATCACCATCTGTTGAATCAATTGTTATTCCAGCTCCGTCTACCGCTGAATCATCTCCATTGCCTTTTGCAATTTCTATGTTTTTATCTTTTACCGTCAAAGTGGTTGTATCCACCACCGTATTCGTACCACTGACTGTCAAATCGCCCGGAATAGTGACAAGACCAGCCGAACTGATTGTTAACCTTGCCGTTCCACCTGTAACAAATTGAATCCCGTTATCTCCATTCCTTGCAATTCCTGTGTCTTGGTCAAGTTGGAACGCTATAGATGGAAGAGAGGTTGAACCGTCTGGAACTCCTGTAAAAAGATCCTCATAAGTAATCTTTTTATTTTGATCTGCTGTAGACGCTTCACTTAAATCAATAATCGGTAAAACATCACTAGCCGCAGGTGCAGTTAGCGCAGTTAAAGCTGTTATCTTCTTGTTTGCCATAATTAGGTTTTAATTACATACATTAAAGCGACGTTTCGTGGTCTTGTTTCAGATCCACCAGTACTTGCAGTTTCCTTGTTAGCGGCTACACAATCATTATCACCTCCTTTCCACCAACGATACCCACCATTTGCATCATTCTGTTGATCTATATAAGTATGAGTGTGAGCTTTAAACGCCTCGTCTTGTGTTGAACCAAGTGACCTTCCTGAATCAACTCCTCTTGAATTATCCCAACCTCTTATAAATTCACCTCTTAAATCTGGAAGGTTAAAAGTTGAACTACCATCACCTGCGCCAAACGTGGTAGAAATTGTGCTGAATAATGTTGCATAAGTACTGCGACTAACAGCAGCTCCATTGCACTCTAAAAATCCAGTTGGAACTGTTGATGTTCCCATTGCATAAATAGCACCTGTCGGAGTACCACCTCCAAGATTTATCCATGCTGATCCGTCATAAGCTTCTACCTGACTTAACGTGCTGTTTACACGAGTATCTCCAGTCGCAGGAGATCCCGGTCTTTGTGCAGTAGTTCCAACAGGCAGTTTTAACCTTGACGTTCCAGAGCATGAAAGCTCAGGAGTTGTAACTGTTCCTGTAAATGTAGGTGAAGCTAGTTTTGCTAAAGCTAAATTTGCTGCTGTTATATCTCCAATTTCCAACCAAGCATTATTTGCACCATTTCTGATCTTGAGCAAATTATTACTTGTATCTGCCCAAAGTTGATACGCATAAGTTGTTGAAGGCTCTGACGATCCACTGGATAACGTCCCCAGTGCCATCAACTGATCATTCATGTCAGAACGAAATGTTGCTCCGTTGGCGTTAGCAACTACTAGGTCTCCTTGAGGACTCATTTAAGTAATCTCCTTTCCATGACCACTGGCTGAGTAGTAGAACGAACGAGCAACGGCTGAACTGCCGTTCTTAAACGTAATTGTAAAGCCTGTTCTACTTAATGAGGAAATTTCATAAAAATCTCCAGACTGTGAATTAGTTGGTGTAATAGCTATTGAAGGTGTTTCTTTAAAAGCTTGATTAAAAGTAACAGCCTGAGAAGATGATCCTGTTGAAATAGGAGAAGAAATAGATATTGTTCTTCCCTGCAATTCCAGTACAGCCCCTAATTCTGTTACACCAATATTCTGGTTCGTATCTTCACTTGTTAATTTTGCTTTGAACTGAAACCCTCTTCCTCTCATCAAAACATTACTAAATTCTTTCCAATCTCCCCACGTAGGAGAACTAGAAGGATTATCTTCTGTAGCTCGAACGTAAACAGCAGCGTTACATTTATCCGCACTTGTCGCACCAACATTATCTATATCTCCCCAACTATCGATTAAATCTGTTCTTGTATCCCATAAGCTGTTCAATAAGTAACTATTTGCTTTCAATCTTCTCCTTATATTTATATCATAAACATGCGTTAAATCTACCGAAGTATTAAAAGTATATTCCCCACTACTTGCCGCAGCACTACTGGTTTCTGTTAGTTTCAAGGCGTCTAACCCTGAGTCATAAGTTGTACTAGACTTCGTTCCGGGGAAATTGGAAGATTCCTCTGTGATTGTTGAAACAGCTAAACGATCAGAAGGAGCTGGAAGTGTGTTTGTAACCCTTGTACTCGTCCAATCAGAATCAGAACTTCCCGGTGTTGGAGAAGTCCTACCTCCATCATCAGCAAATTTTAATAAGTACGTTCCAGTTAAATTTGGAACTTGTTTTTGTGTTTGGCTTCCTGTCGCTGCAACTACAATTTCTTGTGCATCTTTCCATTTGGCACCTGAAGTTAATTCTGAATGCCTAATTAATACTTTCCCCCCTAATAACACATCTAATTCTGTTGATCTTGTCCAACTAAGAATCGCACTCGCTTCATCAATAGGCACTAAGCTCACTCCTGTAACCTGTTGGGGATTAGCTGTTTTACCTACAGCAATAAAAGGATTTAATTTTGCTGGTTCGATTGATCTCAATCCTGAAGCAGTAACGGCATAAACTTCAATAAAATAATTACCTTCAACTGTGTCTAAAATCTCAAAACTATTACTTCCTTCTACTGTTATACCTGTCCAGTTTCCATCTTCAAATCTCCATCTGATATAGCTTGTGTCTGTAGAACTTGTCCAACTTAATTGAATCTTAACTCTTGCAACACCTGTGTTTTCATAAATAGTCTCTAATCCACTTAAACTCGTAGGAGAATCGGGTGGCTGGTCTAAATTTGTAACATCCCTTGTCTCTAAAAGGATTCCAGACTCTATATGATCAAATTTTCCAGCATTATATTGCAAAGCTGTAATAATATAATTAGCTTTTTCTTGTTCTTCTATAGAAATTACACGCCATAAAGATGTTTCTATCGCATCATCTGTTGTTGTTGTTTCATACACCCACATTGCATTGTTTGCTGGAGCTGCAGAAAATGCACTACTTACACTAATTACATTAGAAGAAATACCACTTACAGCCTTTCTTTCAACCGTTCCATCGGGCAAGATTACTGATAAAAATGGTGTTGTAGCAGAGCTATAAGTTACATCCCTAATATCATCAACTGTTATTGCAGAAGTCGTTGCACTTGTAACCCTTCCTCCTACATGACTACCTGATCTAAGTGGATCTGCTACTTCTATAATTTGCCCCGGCCTAACAATTACACCTGCTTCAATTCCTGTGGTAAATGTAACTATTTCACGCTCCACATTCTCCATGTAAAGCAGCCATTTTCCAAGTCGTTCAGCTTGCCCCCTTGAAGTACAAGCAAAAGCATCTATTTGTTTAACAACAGATCCATATCTAGCAATATTCGCATTATCCCTTACCTCCTGATAATTTATATCCCTAAGATTTAAATCCATGTATTTAACAACTGCAACTGTAGCTCTTGTTTTTTGACTGGAATTGGCATAACTAAAACCGGGTTCAGCTACATTTGCTAATGTAAATAAATAACTAGAATCTTTAGGGCTATCAGTTCCTAATGTCAGACTTCCAGCAGCCCAAAAAGGCATTGCTCTAAAAATACTAGTCATCTGATTAATTATTTTATAAGCTTCTTCTGGAGATTGAATACTTACATTGCAAGAAAATCTTGGTTCAGTTCCACCTGTCCCCGTACCATCGTCAACTTGAGCTGACGCATATTGAGATGCACTATAAAACGCAAATTTATCAAGCTTACTTTCAGTCAAATGATCTCCTAAACCATAGCGGCTACTAACAAGTAAGTCATATAAACACCAACAAGGATCGTTAGTGTAAACAGCAGCTCCTAATGTCCCATTAAAAACTCCGCTGTAACTTAAACTCCCGTCTGCTCTAACACTTGCATTATGGGGGACTTTAACCTTAATTCCTTTAATTAAATATTTTCTATTAGGAACAGAATTAAACTGTTCTGCATCAAGACGAAGACCTACTAAAGCACTATTATTGTATGCTCTTTGGTCATACTTTATTTCAGAATAGGTAGGCCATTGAAAAGCATTTGATAGCTTACTGCTTGAACTGTCAGCCGTAACTCTTGTCACTTTTATATTTACTGGAAATGCGCCACTAAGATTAATTAAATACTCTCTTTGATATAAATCACCCGTTCTACCTTTAATTACTCCTGCGCTACCTGATACAACATTTGAATAACTACCACCACTATATTGAACAGCAATTGCTAGCTCAATCTCGGTTCCATAAATATCTCCTTTGTCTGAAATATTCTGCAAAGCTGGTACGTTAATAACAACTTTTACTGCGTCTACATCACTGTCTGTTATTTGAACAACTCTTGGAGTTGATTGCTCTATTGTTGTATATCCTGTTGATTTAACAGTTGTTGTATTTTCAGTAATAGGAATAACAGTTTGGCTGGAAGTTCCTGTCCTTATTGAATAACTAACATCTTTAAAATTAAACGTCCCATCAGCAGCTTGAAGAGGCGTGTTGTTTATATAGATAGATTTTGCTCCGTCTACTAACCCTTCTATTTCTCCTTCAGAAATAAGGTCTAATACTTTTGCAAACTGTTTACTGTCTAAATTATCTTTTGCCTCTGTAGGAGTACGACCACCACCTCCAGCACCTTTCCCTCCCCCAGAACCAATAACTAAAGTCATGTTTCTACCTGATGAGTGTCAACGGCTGCTGAAATAACCACAGACCCCGTTAATACTTGACCATAACAAATTGGGACTGGAACACCAGCGGTGGAAGTGTTTTGAGTCCCAGAAAATGAGAATGAATTTTTAGGGTCTTGTGTTGATTCTGGTACTCCCGGTATAGGTGTTAAAGCATCTGCTACTCCGTATAAAACAAGAGAAGCACCCACTCCACTCATTATCGTTCCAATGGTTGTCCCGATTCCTGCTGCTGTCCATCCAGTAGCTGCTAATCCTGCAGATCCTGTTGCTCCAAGTGCTTGTGTCCCAAACATTCCTGCTCCCGGCAGCAAGAAAGATGCTCCTATTAAGGCAATCCCTAAAAGAATTTTTCCTGAGCCTCTTCCTGCACCCCCCACAACAGGAATAATACTTATATCACTCGCTCCTAATGGATAAGCCACCTCATCTTCCCCTATCTCCCAACTCTCAGTAGAAACTTTGTAATACTGATCTGCCATATGCTTTTCTAATTCAGGCCAATTTGCTAATAAAAATCGAACAGTTTCAGCAGCATTATTAACATCCGCCTCTAACACTCGATGCCCTACAAATTTGGCAAGCTTTCCATATAGTTTGACCTTACGCAACATACCTAATCCTCTTTCCTATACATTTTAATAGCCACTCATCCAAAAGGTCACGAGTAGACAAACGATTTTCTAAATGATGTAAAACCATTTGATCCGAAAGATACACCCCAATATGATTTAATCCCGAACTTCTCATGCTCATAAGCAATAAATCGCCCCGTTCCAACTCCTCTCTTGGTAGTAATTCTCTAAATCCTGTTTCTTTCCAGCAGCGATCAAACATTGGGTCTTTTAAAAAATCATCTGAATTAATAGGTCTATCCCAGTCCCTAAGTGTAATTCCTAACTCCTCTTGATAAAAATCTCTACATAAACTCCAGCAATCAGTAACTCCCCATACCCATTGCCTACCTACTAATGGAGCTTTAAATCCACAAGGTTTACAGTGTCCCCATTTCTCAATAATGGGATTAACGATCCACCATTCCAATCCAGATTTTTCACATGCAACTTGGTCTGCTTCACTTGGTTCAGGAGAAGTAGTTGGATGAGAATGAAATACAGCCATAATTTCGCCCTTGTCTTCAGCAGCAGCCCAGTCTTGAGGATTAATAATAAATAAATCTTCGTTTTTAGTTGCAACATTAATGCAAGGCCAATACTTTTCTTTCCCTTTTACTATAATAACTAACCCGCAAGCTTCCCTTGGGTGCTCACTTCTAGCGTGTTCTAAAGCCTCTTCTTTCCACATTATGTAAAGAAACTTCCAACTCCGGGGAAGTCTTCTGGTAATACCTGTCTCTTTGGTATTCTTACCCCTTCAAGATCAAAACTAGCCGCTAATTCAAATTCTACAGCTACTCTGTTTTCACTTGATTTTCTGTCAATATAAAAAACTTCAGTAGGAAATAGCATAGAACTATCGGCATCTCCATGAGGATTTGCAATACCTTCTTGATATATATAGTCACCACTTTCTAATAAAAAGTAATCGCCACTTTCTAATAATAAATAATCAGGCTTAAAATTATTGTCATCTAAATATCTTTCTAAAGTTCTTAATCTTGTTATTTTCGCTCCTTCTAATCCTTGAGGCAAGGTTAACAATAAGCTAGTAATAGTCCCTAGTATATTTGATATTCTTAATCTTGGTCTTGGTAAAGTTTTCCCTGAATAATCAAACCCATCTGCCTCTATAGGCATCCGAGTATAACTATTGCCATTGAAAATTATATTCGCTCCATCAAACTCACTTACACCATTATGAAACCTATAAACTGAATCTGTACCATGAATTGCAGTGACTAATTCTAATTCAAATAATTCAATAATATTACTTAAATTAGGCTTCTCTAATTCCGAGTAAGTAGCACTTACCGCTGTCCAAATAACAGTGTTATCTGTAGTCTCTGAACCAAAAGTTGATCCCCATATAGGTTCCGAAGAGCCTGACGTTCCAGCAGTTGTTACTTTGTAATGAACACCTGTTAATTCAGTTGTAGTAGCTTTTCGTACATCACCAAGGGAGTAGGCGGTACTAGCTGCCCATGCTGCGACTGCTGCCATTACGGTTCAAATACTTGTTGAAAAGTAGCCTGAATAGTGGCTCGATTCGTATAAGGAATTGTTTTTGCCCATCCCATGCAAATCCACTTATAAGAAGTACTTTCGTCTAGAGGAGTCCAATCAAATGAAGCTGCATCATCAACTCTTGCATTTAAGAATGTTTCGATTGTATCTGCATCTGTTTCACTAATATTTGTCCAGCTTAACTTCCATATTTTTGGATTTACATTCATGCCCCATTTCAGTCGGTGCATATATCCATCCCCGTATTGAGCAACTTGCATACGAGGTGAAGTTTGTTTTTGTGCTCCATATGTAGGAGTAACAGAAGGGAAAGTAGCCATTAGCGAGCGAGGATTCCTCCGTTGCGTTTTTGTTTGATTAACTCAGCCTGAACTGCTGCACCTATTAACCTACCTAATTGTTCGGCTTCTCCTGCATCTCCCTGAACTTCCGAACCAGACGCATCTACATTTACCACAATATTAGCTCCTCCTAATTGATGATTTGGAACGATACCACCGCTGTTCTTTGGAACGAATAACTCTGGTCCTTTTTCTCCTACAACATAAGGTCTTCCCCCTGTTACTGGACCACCTCCAGCCCTTGTTCCAAAAAACTTTTGCCAGCTCTCACTATTAGATAAGCCTCCTAAACCTGTTGTTATTCCATATTGAAGAAGCATTCTTGCAATACTACGGAAAATATTGCTAGCAACTTCTCCTAATGTTTTAGTTCCCTCTATTGCACCTTCTATAGCATTAACCATTCCATCCTTAATTGTATCTCCTATTCGTTTATACATTTGGTCAACTCTTTTTTGCGCTGCCAATTGATCGTTTAACAATGCAATTTGTCTTATTGAATTTTCAAGAGCTTCTTTCTGTTCAGGAGTCGTAGCTAAATGCTGAAGTTCTGCAATTCTTTGTCGAATTGCGGCTTCTTTTTCTCCATACCTAATCTTAAGAAGAATAGCTTCTTTTTCCTTCTCTAAATCTTGCATTATTTCTCCATATTTAACTTTAATATCATCTAAAGTCCCACTAAGTCCTTGCATACTTTCTTCAATACTGTTTATCAAGTCTTCCCCGCCGGGTAGCATCTTTAAAAGCCATTGAACACCGTCTTTAAGCGCTCCTAGAATAAAGCCTACTATTAAATTGAAAGTAAAGAAAATACCTTGAACTAATTTCAAAATAGCTGTCAAAGCATAAACAATTGGAGTGAAAACAATTCCAAGAGATGTACCAGCAGCAGCCAAGAAGCCATCCCATGATTCTTTTAAGGCTCCTACACCAAGAGCAATATCTCTGCTCATTTCTCCTGAACCACCAGTTGTCCAGAAAACTTGTTCATCAATAGCTTCTTGAGCGCCTTTATAATCTCCAATTCTCTTTAAATTTCGTATTTGAAGTTCTAATTGAGCATTAACACGAATACCTGATTGTTCTAAAGCATCCAGATTTAAGGTTTGAGTTGCCTTGCCAATCTCAACTACTCGGTTATGTACTGCTTCTAATTGCGCTCCAATAGCACTACCAATAATCTGGGTTCCAAAACCGCCCATCCCCATCATGTTTCCTATAATTGATCCACCTACACCACCAGCAACAGACCCAAGCCCCCCACCAAACAACATGGGGAAACCAGCTCCAAGCATTAAACTTTCATTCTTTTGACCTCTTATTCTTCTAATATTTTTTAACCTTTGTTGGGCCGTTCTTTTTTGTCTTTCAACATTCTTTTGAATTTTAGAGGCAGTTCTTTCTTGCTCCTTCATTTCTTTACTTATTAATCTTTCTCCTTTCAATCGCTCTTTCCCTTGTTGAACTAAACGTCTATTTTTTCTTTCAAGAGATTTAACCATTAAATCCCTTGCAGAAGCAGTTCCAGTTCCAGTTAGACTTGCTTCCCATTGAGCAAAACCACTTGTAGCTCTACCTGTTCTACTAGCTTTTATATTTTGAAGAAGAGTTCCTTTATTCTTTCCTACATTTGCTAACTTTCTTGCTGTTTCTTCTGCGTTAACTCCAAGTGTCTTCATCGCATCCTTGGAGATTTTTAACTCCATATTCAAACGACTAAAGACCGGATTAGCCTTTCCAAATCCAAATAAAGCAGCAGTTGTCTTCTGTGCTGCTCTTTCTGCACCAATTAATTTCTCTATAGCACCTCTTATTCCTTTAGTACCAAAAACCATCCAAGCAGTTGCTAATAATGCAACACCCCGTGGATCGAGTAGCGCAAAACCAGCAGCCGTCTTAGCTGCTGCTGTTAAACCAGTTAAAGCTATCTTTGTATCAGCTATTCCTTTAGCCGCTACACCCATTCCCGGCAGCCCTAATCCTGCTCCTCCACTTGCTAAACCTCCTGCAAATCCCATAGTTTTTGCACCTAAAGCACTAATTGCCCCTCCTGCTTGAGTGTTTAAGCCCATTCCTAATCCTGCTAATCCTGCCCCTGTCCCTACCATCAGTCCTCTGCGCTCCATTCCTCTTCCGGGTCTTGCTTCTCGTGCGACTCTTCCTCCTATTCCCCTTAATCTTTCAGCTAAACTTACAGATTTCTGCTCCTTCTCATTCACTTTACCCATTATTCGATCTCTTTCTTTTAACTCAGCATTAATAGCCTTTTGAATATTTCTTACTCTTGCTGACGCAACTTTATAATTTTCATTTGTAGTTAGCATCCGATCTTGGATGCCTTGTGCTTCTGACAATAACTGTTTTAAACCCTCTAAACCTCCTGCTTCTCCTGCTGCTCCTGTAAGACTTGAAGTTGGTGTTCTTCTTTGCTCTCCTATTATTATTTGATCCATTATTCTCTTCCTTGCCATTAACTCAGCGTTCAAAGATTTTTCTACAGCTCTAACTCTTTCTGACGCAGATATATACCCTCTATTGGTTGAAATTAATCTTGATTGAGCCAACGTAACTTCATCTAATAATTTTCTAAGTCCAATTAGTCCGCCGCCTTTTGCAGATTGAATCCGATCAAAAATAGTTAATTCTGTTTTCGCAGGAGCTTTAACCTGCTCGACAAATTTACGAACAGACTCTCCTGCTTTTTTAACTCCTTGAGTAAGACCTATTAATTTCTGTCCTACACTAAAAACATTTTTACCAAATAATGTATAAGCAGCAGTACCCGCTAAAATTGCAGATGTTAAGACTGGATGAGCAGCAACAACACCTAAGACACTTGCTTTAAATGCTAATAATTTTCCTGTTGTAAGATTGGCTGCAAGAGCAAAAGGCTTCAAACCTGCAACAGTTGTACTCCTTAAAGAAGCATCTAACGCTGTCGCTGCTTTATTTACAGCCCAAATTCCTGCTGTTGTTGTGACAATATCTAAACGTGCTCTTTTTGAAGCCGAAGCAAGACTATTTGTTCTTTTCTCTAATGATTGAATACTTTTAGCTGTTCTATCTGCGCTACTTGTAATTCCTTTAAAACTTTTAGTCCCAATGTTGTCTAGTTTTTTTTCAATTCGATCTAAACTCTTAGTAAGCCTTGCCAAAGCTCTACCAAGATCAGTGTCTTTAACCTTTAATTCAATTAAGCGGGTATAATCAGCCACTCAAGAAGAAAGAAAATCTCTTCCTAGCTTACCTTGTTTGCGTCCGAGAAGCAGCACCTCTTTGAGCTGCTTGCTTATCTCTTTCCATATCTTCATTTTGAAGCTCAAAAAAAGCAGCCCAACGAATCATTTCTTCTCTTGTTAGCGTTTTGCTTAATTCTGATACTGTTTTCCCTAACTCTTTTGCTAAAGAATAGACAAAACGCAGTTCATTATTCGCTTTTCATGTCTGCTTTAGCTTCATCCACCTCCTTGGCTGCACCAGATTCAAGCATTGCTAACTGTATTTCCTGAAGGATTGCAGCTTCAACTTCCCTTCTTAATGCAGCCTTGTCTCCATCAGTAAAAATTCTTTTTCCATCTTCATCTAAAGCCTTTTGCATCATTAAAGCTAAAGCAAATTCATTCGCATCATCAGATTTGGTGGTTTTTTTCTGAATAGCTTCTCTTTCTGCAATTGTTAATGGATGCCAATAAACAGTAAGAATAGTTTTGCCATCTTTAACAACAGTGTGGTTATAAAGTTGACTCACCCCAAAATTATCTTTGAGGAGTTCAATAGCTGTTGCCATGATTACTGAAATTTATAGACTAATATTATACTAGGCCATTGCAGAAAACTGACAAGTGATGACTCCCAGATAATGTGATTCATCCTCATCGTCCACACCACCCGGCCCAACAATATCTCTTACTTTTGGTTTACAGTTAAATGTATCTGAGTAAGTAGAAGCATTTACAGAAGTTAAACCATCAATAACTGATTCACTAATAGCAGCTAAAACAGAAGTACCCTTGTTTTTTGGAACGTAAACATTGCATTGAATAAATCCAGCATAATAATCACTCGCTGCTCCTTGGTTTTGTAAGGTTGATTGCCCAAAATTTACTGATACAGCAACATATTTTTTTGCTTTGCCCGGTTTTATATAAGGAACATTTTCATGCACTACCGTTACCGTTCCATCAGCGGCAATAACCGCATCGGTTACAGCTTTTTCAAAGGCTGCTCTGGCATTTACAAGTGTCATAATTTTAAGTAGCTAATACGACCTGCTGCATCAACATCTCCACCAACTCTAATGTTAGGTCGTTTATCAGTAAAGAATTTATCTATTTTTTGATTTAATCCTTCTTTAAATCCACCTGCTCCACCTGCTAAATAGGAAAATACTTGAGATTTTGGAGATAAAACAGCTTGGGGAGCATATCTAGCTGTGTTGCCAATAAAAATTGATTTATTAAGAGTAAACGTAGTAGGAACTGAGTGTCTTTGCTTGATATAAGGTCTACTACCTGAAGCTAAAACTGTTTTCCCATTAATAACAGTTGTTTTGATGTTTGACCAAGGAGTGAAAGATTCTCTTTCTTCATTCCTATTAGGTCGTGTTAAACCAGCTTTCCAACTAGAAGCAAAAAAACCTGTCAAAACAGGACTAACACCTCCTTTTTTTGCATCAGTTGTTAAATCACTAATAACAGCTCGAACAAAACTATTTAATTGAACCGTAATTTCATCTCTAAGATCATCACCAATTATCTTCGCAAAGTCTTTTGCCTTTTGAGCCGTTCCTATTTTTCTCCGTTGCGCTCGTCTAGCCATTAGAACCTCACTAATAAAGTGTATAAATAAACTTGACCACCTCTTCTTGTATCTATGTCAACAATTTGAGCAGCATGTGTTTCACCTGCATAACTTAATGTCACTTCATCATTAAATGTTGGCTGATTGCCTCCTATTAAATCAGGTGTAATATATAATTTAGCCTGTCTTATTTCTCTTCCAGTATCTTCTTCTGATTTAATAAATTCAATTGGAACCTTAATGCTTGCATAGCTGGTATCCGTTGAAGTGACTACACCTGTGCTTGTATTATATGTTGAAGAAGCTTTTCTAGTGTAAGTAATTGTTGTATCTAAAGATGAACCAAGGTCTGCGACAACTTGCTTGGCTACATCTTTGAATAACGTATCTAATGCTCCCGCCATAATTAACCTCTAACAACTCTTACTTGATAACTACCAGAACCACCAAGGCAATAAGCACCAAGATAGGACTGAAGCCACGGATAAACGTCAAATACATTGTTAATCGTTCCGACTCCCTGACTATCCGTATTGTATTTTACTTCAATTTCTCCTAGCTTCACCTGTTCATAAGTTCCATCAGTTCCTTTGTTACCAATCATTGCAGTCGTATCATTTGCTAACTGTCTTGCTAATTCATATTGAGCATATTTAATTCCATCAGGAATGGTTTCACACTTTAGGTCTACACCATCAACAGTGTAATTATCTCTTGGCCATTTTAATGCTTGACCATCATCACAACGATCTCCATAGAAATTAAGACTATCTATCCAACGACAAGCAGAAATTAATGCTCTTCTTTTTGCATCATCACTCTTGTCATCCCAATCTGTTTCACTTGGAACGGTTTCAAAATACAGATCGGCCTCATTTAAAGTCACATAACTATTAGAGTTTGCTCCTTTTAACGTGGCATGAATAGCTGCGGCCACAACTTAATTAGTAAACCTCCTTTATATCATAGCGTCATAAAAAAGCCCCACCCGAAAGTGAGGCTATTTTATGCAGATCCAACTTAATTAAAAATTAAAGTGTGGATGTGTCAAGTGGTGTGTTGACTGTCAACTGAACCATAGGAATTAGGTCAACATCATAAGTCGCTGTCCAGTTGTCCTTATTACCAAGAACACTGTTGGTTGGGTTGTCAGAAGCAGATCCCCACTTAGTACCCATAATGTGATACGCAGTGTGGTAATCAACTGATAGAACATCCTGCTTAGAAAGAACGTTGCGATCAGCTTCAATCCGTAGATCCTGCTGAACACCTTCAAGGATTGTTCCAGACTTAACCAAATAGCAGTAGTACTCTTTGATGTGACCAGAGGAACCCGGCTGAACTGCGTTCACCTGAGAATCCATGATTACATTCAAGCCAGCGAAAGTACCGATGCTCTTAGCATCAACACCAGCACCGCCGCCACCCCAAGTAATAGCTCCAGAAGAAACCATTGAGGCAGTAGAGAACTGTAAAAGTCCTACTTGATAGAGGTAGAAACCTACATTTGGGTGAACGATGATTGTGTCCAACTCATCGCCACGCTCTCCAAGAAGCGCACGAGCTTTAGCTACGTTTGCACCTGTTAGATAGTTAGCTTCAGCTTGTCCTGAACTAGCAGCAACTGCATAGTCACCAGCATTAGCGTTTAGAGCTGTACCGAATAAACCGTGTAGCTGATAGAAAAGTCTTTGGCTGTTTAACTTGTTGATTGCATCTGCAAGCTGGTTGCGAATGTGAAGCATTGGATCTTCACCAGCAGCCAAAACTGCTACATCATCAACCGCATAAGCAAAACCTCTGTGGCAGATAGATGCAATCTGAGTTGCTGTGCCAATCTTCTGAGGTGTTAAATAACCACCAGTAGATGTGCCCCAGTTAGCAGCACCTGTCATTACCTCTTCGGTAGGTGCTACTGGGTTGAACTCAGGAACTTGAATACGTGTTCCACCTTCCTTTGCATCAAGGAAAGGACTACGAACAACTGCGCCACTCTTTACAAAAAGACTGCGCTCTTTAATTGCCTCACTTACATAGCGAGATAGATTATTCCTTTTTACGATGTCCGCAAGAAGGACACCGCCGGAATAATTCTGAAACGGGGCTGCCATTTCAAATAATGGGGATTGATTTTACGGGGTCCAAGTCACAGACTCGGTTGCCAATTTCACAGAAATTAGCTGGCTTGAGCTTCTCTTTTCAGCACCGCTGCAAGATCAGGCTCGGTAGCTTCAAGGGCCATTTGCCTTGTTAGGTTAATACTACCTTCTTTCCAAGGATTAGTCATGCCCGGAGAGACAGTAGAAGTAGGAGTAGGTTTAGCACCCATCCCTGCTGCACTGCTGGGTTTGAAGTGATGCTCCCAACCACTTCCGGGGTTTTTTAAGTTACTTATATATGCTGTTAAATCTTGTTCAACTCCTCCATTAAGTACAACAACTTGACCATTATCATTCTTTTTAAGTTTGTTTTGAAGAAGAGAAAGTGTTTGCTCTGCATTAATCGCTCCAGAATCACTAATTGCTGCTAATGCTGCTGTTTTTGCAGTTTCAGCTTCATTAGAAGCCTTTAATTCTTCTAGTTGACGATTAAGTTCTGTTATTTTTTGTTCTTTGGTTTGGGCTGTTTGGTTCGCTTCTTCCCATAAGTCTTTCCATTGGCCTTGGTCTTCGAGGGTTTTTTTCCTTTGTTCATCTTGTTTTTTGTAGACATCATCAAGTTTTCCCTTGATACCTTTAAATTTATCCTCAGTTTCATTTAACTGAGTTTTTAAAGCAGAAATTTGAGATTCGTATTCTGCTTTAACAGTATCTAAGTTTGGGGCTGGAGTTGTAGGAGTCTCAGCCACGGGCTGTTCAGCGGGAGTCACAGACTCAGGCTGAATGACTTTTTCTTCAACCATAATTAATCTTCAGTTTCCTCAGTGTTTACAACAGGTTTTGCAGGTTTTGCAGGTGCTTTTGCTTTTGGTTTGGCTTTTGGCTTAGGAGCAAAAACAGCATCTAAAGCTTCTGCTGTTGTTCCTGAATCTAAGTCGCCTGTAGACATAGTAAAAAATTAACTCAGTATTATTCTAATGTATTAATCAACTTTAGGCTCATTTGCTGTTGGTAACACTTCACCTTGAACCAAAATCTGTCTAAATTCATCTCTATCTATCACTTTTTGATCGAATAAAGAAGTTAATGCAGTTATATCTTGTCCAATTAATCTATCAATATCAAAATCTCGGCTAATTTTAACTTCAGGGGGTTCTAAACCTAAGTAATTAGCAGATAAATCGAAGATTTTTTGTAATTTCTGTTCTAATTCGAGCGATACCATCGAAAGCATGGAGTTAGTATCCACTCGATCAAGCCTTCTCGCATCTGCTGATTCTGCAACAAACTTTTGCTGCGAAAGCGTGCTAATGCCAAGTGTTGCCATTTGGAGTTGTAACTCTTGGATTTCAGACGTTTGTGCTTCAAATGCGCTCGATGCTGGTTCAACGTAATAAACCTTGTTACCCGGCTGGGTCGCCATTGCGTAGTTAACACTGATCGACATGTCTTTTGTTTGATCGTCCCAACCCTCCAATACAAGCATTGGTTGTGAGGCTACATGCAAACTATGTATTAAGTCAGCTTGTCTTTGGAAATGAGCAAGATTTAAATAAGCAATATCTAGCAAAGGTGGTTTGCTAGTCATTGTGTCTGTTTTGCCTGAATAAATAGTGACTAAAGGAACTTCTCCTAACGAAAACTCACCACTTTCAACTAAATCAAACTCTTGTTCACCTGCTGGAGAGTTAAAATTACCCGCATAAGAAGAATCTTTCCAATATAAGTCTTTATTTTTCTCTTTATCTCTATAAACACGATATTTTCCGGGTTCTATTACTCGTACTTGGTCAAATACTTCTTCCCCAAATTCCCCAGATGGAATGACAGCTTGTTCCCCAATACGAACTTGAATTAAATTTCCATAATTCACTTCACGATCTAATCTCCAACCATAAATATTCATTGGATCTACTTCAATCCAATAGGGTCTTCTATTTAAAGCTCTTTCTTCTGCAAGACTTAATGCTCCTGTAGGAGCTGGATAATCTACTAAAACATGACTTTGCCCATAAGTTAAAGAGCAAATTAATACTCTTCGAGCATATTCATCTAAATCTGATTTACATCCATCAACATCTTTTGCAAAAACATCTGTCCAGTATGGATCACCAATAAGAGTGATTGGTTTACGAAGAATTAAACCTGTAGCAGCTCTAATTAATCGTTGCGTATAGGGTGAAAATACAGCCCGATCTACTCTTGATTGGTACGCTTGATAATCTTCTCTAGGCTCTAAAGGTAAAAAAGATTCCGAATTGTTGCGTAAGTATTCGGTCCCAAGCGTTACCGCCTTCATTATTTCCCAACTTTGCCCCATTTCTAAAACAGCTTTTGTTCTAGCAAAAGGACTGTCAACACCACCCTGATAAGTGGTGCTAACAATATTCGTTGGGTATTTGCCCGGTACAGCGTAGGTCACAGATTTTCCTTGTAATGGTTAAACCCCTCTACTAAGCAGCAGAAGTAATTGCTCCACTAGTTTGGAAACTCACGCTTACACTTTGAAGATCACCTACTGTTGTGCCAAATTCAGCACCAGTAATGATTCCATTGAAACTAATCTTTTTACTAGTTGAAGTGTCCAAAAATAACTCAAATAGAGCATCTGCGGCATCTTCTGTAGTTAAGACATCGTTTATTAAATTGGCAGTTTCATCTCCACTTGCTGCCGTATACAGAATTTCAACGGAGCCTGTACCGGAAATTAGAGATCCCACATAGCTACGTGATGTAGCTCCGTGAGCTGTGCAATCTAGTGTGTCCTTAGAAACACTAAGGCTCCATCCTGTTGTAGAAGTGACAGCCGCTACTGAGCCAGCTGAGTTCTTGAACTTTACGGAACCTTCCTCACCACGGTAAAAAGCCATGATTAATTAATAAAGAGAGGTAATGTAAATAGTTTAACTTGTGCTGCCTGATTTTACAGGGGTTTTTGTTGTTCCTTTGCCTTTTTCTCTTAAATATTGTTCGCATCTTGGATCCCACAAGGCAGGATTACGCTTACCTTTCACTGCTTCAATAGCATCTAGCATTTCTTCTGTAATTTCCATAAACTTAAATGGGTTAGTAAATTCTGTACCCAGTCTGCCCTAAAGTTTCCGGTTTTGCCAAATTGAATTGTTGCAAACACAAATAACCAAAGGCATCAAAAGCGTGATCAACTCCTAAATTCTTATTTGGTAAACCTGTATTTGGTGTATAAGTTAATGTTCTTAAAGACTTAATTAGTTCTTTACATCTCGGATGTATAACAGTTCTTCTTGTGCCAGATGCGTCTAATAATGCGGTGTTTACGGCTGTTATCTTATCTCTAATTTTCCAAGGTGCTTTAGGTGACGAAACATTAAATCCACTTCTTCTTAAAATACTATGATCTGTCGCACCAATTCCAGCGGTTTTTCTTGCCCCACCTGTAGGGTCTGGACATGCTATTACTCTACGATCAACACCATATCTACGGGTCACTTCTTCGGCAAAGTCCCATGTGGTTGCCCCACCTGTGAGCATGACTTCATCAAACACATACAACATATCTCCATCTTTAACAGCACATATTCCTGACATTGGATCTACGTTGAAATCTACCCCTAAAAGTAAAGGTGCAATTGTTATATCTTTTGCTTCCGTAGAAATATTTAAATCACCAAAAGATACAGCTACTAAACCCGTTAAATTTTCAAAACTTGCTTCAAATTCTTGCCTAAATGTCCGCTCGTCTAATTGTGCCCTTGCTGCTTCAACTTCATGTGCTGGAACATTACCCCCCTCTATCGTTGTATAACACCATCTTTTCCACTCCTCTGTTGGATCGTCTGGTACATAACACCATAAATCATAAAACCAACTCGCTGTCCCATCAGGTGTACTAATAAATAACGCCCATCCTTGTTTATCTGCTAAAGCTGGCCTTATTACTTCAAACCATACCTCTGAATCCATAAATGCTGCTTCATCTAATACCACACCAGATAAACTTCGACCTCTTAATGCCATCGCATTTTCTGTTCCCTTTAACTCAATACTTGATCCATTAATTAATTCCAGTCTCAAATCTGTCTCATTTTTAGATTGTATCCATATCTTTGGCACTAACTTCTTCAACGCCTTCCATGCAATATCTTTCGCCATTCGATATGTTGGTGCGCAATAGAAAAATGTCTCCCCCGGTCTGCTAATCGCTCCACGAAGTAACTCAATACAACTTAAATAGCTTTTGCCAAATCTTCGCCCAGCTACTAATACTCTGAATCGTTTATCACTATTAAAAACTTCGCCTTGCGCCCATCGTAAATTGATTTCTGGTGCTGTTTTTACGGTCATATGGATGAATTTAGCCTTTTTTTGTACTGATGCCCCCCTTTTATCTTACAAATGAGAGGCTTAGCGTTATTATCCTATTAATAGTTTATTGATACAGTCCGTGGCTGAATCATGTTTTCAAAATATGGGCGATTCAATCGTCCCAGCAAAGCCTAAACGTAAAGTAACTGGGCAGAAAAACTCTCTCGCAGTTGTAGAAGCTAGACAACAACGTCTTTATCGAAGACAGTTGGATGGCTTGCCAGCTAGACAGCTTGTTTTAGATCACGCAAGCAGAGAAGGAGTTAGTGTTCCAACTGCTTGGCGTGATTGGAAGCAAGTTAATGCTTGGACTGATGAAGATTGGCAAAAAGATCGGGAGAATATGCTCTCTCGTTTACAAGCTGCTCGCTTAAGACTTTACGAAAAAGCTATGCGTAAAGGTCAACTTCAAACTGCTGCTCAAGTTTTAGACTCTATCGGTAAAGTTATTGGTGAAAGTGTTGAACAAGTTCATATCCAAGCACCTGAGCTAGCTATTCGTGTTGAAGCTAAACCACAATAGTATTCTATTACTGTTAAATAGACTTAGAAAGCAATATATATTTAGGTTCCTAGGGGCCTGATACCAGCCTAGCCGATCCGCTACCCTACCCCTTGCAAAAGTAAGATAACTTATCACTAGAATATTATTCAAACAATTATTAAGTCGGCCTAAATCTTGTTGCTTACTTGTTAGTAATAGGCTAATATTGTAGTAGCTAATGGAGAAGGGTTAGAAGGAGTACGGCACCTTCCAATCCTTTTCCCCTTAGCTGATAGCAAGACCTTATAAATCTTGCTCGCTTCTTTCTGATCTCCTCAAGACTCGGCAAGGCTCACACGATCCACACCAAATCTCGGAGGCTATCAGCAAAGACAACAAAAAGAACCCTAAGAGAATCTCAACCTATGAAGATCACAACGCATCAAAAAACCACTATCGAAGTCTCGGAAGCGTTTGCAAATTCGACTCTAGATTTCGATCCAATTCTAGGAAGAGGTCAGAAGGTAAGTCTTGTCATTTCCGACCACCAAGAAAAGCAGACGCTAGAGATTCAATTCTCAAAATCTGATTTTCAATCTATGTTGATGAGATCGATCAACAATCTCAGCCTTAGCAGATCGGACGCAAACAAAAGATTTTTGTCAGACCTGCTGGAGGCTAGCCAGAAAATTCTAGGCGAATACGTCGCCAAGGATTTAGAAGAGTCAAGAGAAAAAGAAGGGTTGCTATAACTCTTCTTTTTTTTATCTCTACACCTAACAAAAAAAATGACACTAACCAAACAGAAAGAGGACGTTAAGGACTACATCCTCGACCAACTAAAAGACGAACTTAAATATACAGATGATGAGGGAATGAACTGTGAAGGTGCAGAACTGCCTGATAAATTTCTCAATGAGAATTATTTTATTATTGGGACTTGGAAGGCCAAGCAATGGTTAGGAGCCGAAACATTCGAGGCTATAGAAACAATTCAAGAATACGAGCGAGACAACTTTGGAGAAACCTTTACGGATATAAGCGACCCCGAAAAAGTCGCCAATATGCTTAGTTATGTTTTAGGTTATGAGATTTTAAACAATAGCGAGGCCTTAAGTTTTCGATGGAATAGCCCAATAAATAAAAACACAATTGAACTAATAATCAAAGAACTGGAGCTAAGGAAATGAAAAATAATAATTATGTTTGCAGTCCTTACGCAATTTTTGAAAGAGAAGAACCTAAGAAAAGATTTTTAAGCGGTTCAGAGATTGGGAGAGTTTGGGAAGCTAGAGACACCGCTGACCAGCTAACGCACCAAATAGAGAACCTTCCTTGCTGGATTTTAGAGTCCGAAGACTGGGGAGCTGTTTTGGATGCTATGGACAAAGTAAGAACAATTTTAAACACATCAAAGGAGGTTATTACAGAATGAACTACAAAAACCTCAAAGCCCTAAGCGTTGAAGACTGGGAACTAATCAAAGCAGTTTTAACTTATGCGGAAGACCAAGCAATTCTAAAGAACCCAAAGCTTCAAAAAATTATCGCAACACTCGGAGACAGTTTCTAAATGAGTTACTACATGATTTTGAAATGGCATCCTAGCGATCCAAAGCGCACACATTACGAGATCATAAAAGAATATGAAAACTCAAATTATGTTTGGGGTTCTCCACTTTATGAAATCTTAGAGTATTTCGACACTAGAAAAGAAGCTCAAGAGTACATAAAAAAGCAGGTTTAAATCCTGCTTTTTTTAGGTTTAGGGGTTTCGTTTCTTTCCTTCATATTCCAAGCGGGTTAAATAAAAACGCTGCAAAAGATCCCTAGTTCCATGTTGAGCAAGTGAGAACAGGATCACGTCCCAATCATCACTAGATAGGTCTCGGCCTAGGTCTTGAATGGGCAAGAGTTTATCTTTGGGAAGAGGCTGGCTTTTTAATTCTTCAGTGATGTTTTGAACAGTCTCTTGAATTTTGCTTTTTAAATTCGGCATGAATAATTAATTGATTGACAATACTAGAATATTATTCTATATTAAATCATAAGTCAACAAGCTCGCCTAATGACTCTAACGAACCAACAACTAAATCAGCTTTCTAGTGACGTTTCTCAATTCGCTCAGGCAATGGAGGGATACGAAAAAACTACAGGCTTTCCAAAAAATTTAAAAACCTTTAAAAGCAAAATTATCTTTTTTAACTCTATCTATCATCAATGTTCACCTAATTGGAGAAGTAATTAATTATGTACTTTGACCGTCTTGACATCTATGAAGCCTATCATCTTTGGTTTAGTCACTTCTATTCAGGTTTTGATAACAACTATGTAAGAAGATGTCGTATGGAAAGTAAGTTTCAATTTAAACCTAGTTTATGCCATAGCTATGAAACTCTTTCTGATAATTCAAAATGCATCTATGACCGATTAGAAGACGAACAATATATTTCAAGGAGCTATTAATCATGACTAAATTAAAGAAAACACGAAAACAAAGAAAATGTTATTCGTGTAAATCCATAATCATTAAAGGCGATTTATACGGGCAAAAAACCATTACTTTAGGGGAGAAGACTAAAGACGGTAGGACCGAATCTTTTGATGGCACCTATTTTGTAACACATCAGATGAAACTGCCTGTAAGCATGTGTAAAACTTGTTTGGAGAATAAATAAATGACTGAATCTGAATTTCTTGAAGAAATCTATGAGCTTGCTTTTGGAGACGATGCACTTAATAAGGGATACGAACCAAAAGACGTATTAGACCGATTAAAAGAATTTTCTGATAATGCTTTGAAATGGGAAGAGGAACACCAATGAATAAATACGAACCAAACGCAGAAGAAATTGCGGCAATAATTCAAGAGGGAAAAAACGACAAAGTAGAAGATATTCAAATTGTTGAGTCTTTGAAAGAAACGTTTGGTATTAGCACTGCCACTGGTTATAGATGGCTTAGGACTAGCACCAATGAATCAGACCTGCCTCAAACTTTTCAAACTAGGCAGAAAATAGACTCTTTTAAATTAGAAGCTATCGAACAAGCCACAAAAGCTATTGAAAAAATCAGAAATAAAGACGACCCAATGGCACTTTTAGAGGCCCTCGATAAAGTCGCCTCTATTGCTTGCAAACTAAAAAAAGCATGAGAATTTCTCATGAGAATCACTAACTTTTTTCTAATCATGTCTAATCCCTTTACTGAAGAACACAAAGAAAGAATCTTTGAGGAAGTTTGCGAAGAACTCGCCCTAGAAAATCCTAATCTTTCTGATCAGGAACTTGAAGCTTTAGCCGAACCAATAGCTAAAGAAAGACTAGAAGATGAGTATTATTTCACTTCTCAAGGTCATCCGAGTCTTTCTGCTGCTGATAGAAACCCTTCTCTTATTTAATTATTAAAATGACTAACGATCCAACACTAAAAACTTATAAAGTTCTTATTGGTGAAACTCACGCTCAATACTATGAGGTATTAGCAGAAAATGAAGATGAAGCCATAGAACGCGCCTACGCTTTTGACGAGGACGAACCGTGGGCTTTAGATACTTGGGATAATGGCATTGTTGATGCTGTTCATGCAGAAACAGAAGAAGGAGATGTTTATGAAAAAGAAATTAATCGGTCTTAAAATGGACTCTAAATTAAACGATGCTTATTTTTATGAAAATAAAAGAGCAGAACTTGAAAAAAAATTCTTTGAACATCAACTCTCGGAAGATGAATATATCTCTTTATGCCTTGATCTTGAAAATGAATACTTGACTTACCTCTACAAAAAAATTGATGCTAACCCTAAAGATAATCCTGACCTTTTACTCTAGAGAAGGTAAAAACTCATCTCGGAATTGATTTAACCTTTCCTCAAATAATATCCGACCTCCTGCTAATTCTAAAGCATTCAACTCGACCTCTTGAATGCCATTTTCTCTCGCTATAACAATTAATCCACTTCCTACCTTTATTCCTGTCATTTTCTCCATACCCCATGCATAGGCACTTAATTGCAAGCGATAATCATCTAACCATGCGTCTGGTTTTGGTTTAGACGATCCACTAGTCTTGAAATCTAATAAACATAAGTTCCCTGATCGTTTGTAATCTATTAAGGCATCACTTTGTCCTGCATATCCGATCTTGTTATGAATGGAAAATTCTGAGGCATGAATGGCCGCTACATTTTCTTCTATCCACTCGGCCAAATTTTCCGCATATTTTCTAGCTGTCCAATTGACAGTTTTCGCTCTTTTCTTTGCTGTTTGAATGGACTTTTTTGTAATTGCTTGTGGGCCTCTAAAAAGGCCATCTTCGTAAACCTTCCAGCAATTTCTAGCGTTGCATATATTCCTGTTGATCTTTGATCCAACTTTGAGTACATACTCACAATGCTCATGACTAAGAGTTCCCCTGTTACACGCAAGCTCTAGTTCATCGGCACTCCCCGGACGGGATTTCCATTTCTCTAAAGACCGACGCTTCCCTTCAGAAACCGTGTTGCTTAATATCGTAGTCACTGAATAGTAAATATTTCCTTCTGTATCCGTATATTTCCGGTATTTATCAGAATCATCACGCTCCAATGAACTAGAACGCAAACTCGCTAGTAAGTCTTGACGTTCTTCTACCAGTGGCATGTAATGAACACTCTTTCCCATTTATATGGTACACCCTTGTCAAGGTTTGTGACTATTATAATACTATTTGAATGGGCTGCTTGACGGATTAGTGTTCTAATATTATTGTATTGATATCCGTTAAGGATTTCAACTCTAAACCGTTAAGGTAATCAATCATGGCTTTAAAAGGCTTTCAGGTAACAGTGGAAGGTACTTCCCCTCTCCTCTGTTCAAATGTCGCTAGTTCCGATCCATTAGGAGAAGGTTCTAAGCAAAAAGCATTTTTCTCTAGCAAAAAGAAGAAAAATGATGAAGATCACAGAGCGTTAAGAACTCTCGACTGGATCTTTTCTGGCTATTGGGAATCTCAAGGAGATGTTGAAATTGACGAGTCCGAAAACATTGTCAATTTTGAAGGATTCTCAACTCCTACTCTGCCCGGTGCAAATTTTCAACGCTGTCTACGAAATGCAGCTACAAAATGGAAACTAGGAAAAGATGTCCTTCGCTCCGTTGTCGTTTCTAACGATCCAGCTATTGAATACGATGGCCCAAAAAATGCCATTGAAATGTTCAATTCCAGAACACCAAAATTTCAATTAGCTGCTTTTACATCAAGAGGTGTATGGGTTAATCGTTTAATGTTCCCTCTTTGGAAGGCAACTTATCGGCTAACTGTTGATGATGAAATTTTAAGTGTTTCTCAGCTTAAAAGAATTATTACAATGGCAGGTAAAGCTGAAGGTTTAGGTACTTGGCGACCCAGACATGGAAGATTTACTGCTGGTGAATTAGTGGAGGTTGGTTTTGATGCCTGATTTAAACATCCATCCACTTGATATAAAGAACCTTGAAAAAGGTTCTTCTATCTCTAAAGAACAAATTCTTGAATTTTGGAAATATCATTTTCCAGATAAAGAATGGAATGAATTTTCTTTAATGGAAATCAAGGAAAAAATTCAAAAATTAAGAGCTGACTTAAACGCTCCAATCGTTATCAAACAGGTAAAAGTTGGTAAGGATTTTAGTTTCAAGATTCTCTTAGATGAAGAAGCTCCCGATTATTTAGCAGCTCAAGCAACTGCTGGCATTAGAAAGCAGCGTAGAAATGCAAGACGATTGTTAACTGACATTGATGTTGACAATCTTGATGAAGCACAAAAACGCAACTTGGAAACTAAACAAGTTCATCATGCGTTTATTGCTTCTGCTGCTGATGGAGCTAGAAAACATTCGCTCCAAATGCAAAGGAAAGGTCAGTCGTTACCTAAGTCTTTGATAAACAAATCAAAGCTTATCCCTCCTGATTCTTAACATTGCGGCTCGATTTGCTGCCCTTCGATTCCCCCTTCTGCCATGCTGCTCGTTTCAGCTCTATCGCTCGCACTCAACGATTAAGAGTGCAACTTTCTAAGATTTTGTCTTAGCGGCGAATCGCGCCTCAACTCTATTGCGCTTCACCTCGGTTCGCTTCAATTCAACAGCTGCTCAATTCACTCGCTCGCACTCAACGACTAAGAGTGCAACTTTCTAAGATTTTGTCTTAGCAAATCGATTCGGTGCTATTCGACTCTTTCCGATTCCTCCCGCAACGCCTCGATTCCCCTCAGTGCTTTTCGATTCACTTCAATCGCTTCTCAATTCTACGATCCAAGAATTGAACTCCTAAAAATTTGCCTTAGCTCCGCAATTTTCCGCCAATCCCCTCATCTCAGCTCTGGTTTCCGCAGCTCTTACCTGCTCAGTACGGCTCAATTTTCCGCATTTCTATCGCTCACGATCCACGATTAAGATCGCATAAAAAAGACCCCCTAATTAAAGGGGGCTTTTTAATGGACTTACCTTCGCTTAAAGAACTAAGCGTCAGGATTGAATGGATCTCCATTAACTAAAAGAGCTTTAATATCAAAGCCTTTTTTCTGAACGTCAGCCCATGCTGATTCCATAGCTTCTTCAGCTTCGTCATCTCTTGGTTCAACCTGTAGATCGTAAGAAATTCGACCATCTGTATTGATCTTTGTTAGACATAAATCCCAATTCAATAGGTTTTTATATTTCCTATTTGAAGCAATCCTTTTAATTGCTTTTTGAATTGTGAATTGGTCACAAGAGAATACCCTTACGGCTTTGTTGTCAAAGTCATAAACAGGCCATGCCATTGCTTCTTTTACAGGGGCATTTTCATCGCTTCCATAAGCTTTACCCCACATAAAGTCTTTACCCATTTCTTCCATTACTTCTTTATCTGTTGGTTTAGAAGTAAACCTGAATGGTCTTTTCCCTCCGGTGGAAACATCTTCTCCCCATGTTTGAAAAAACATTAAAGGATCTTCTTCTAGCAAGGCAAAATGAGCTGGTTTCTTTACATCAACCATGCCGGGATTTAGATAAGAACTAACAAGAGGTTTGTCCCCTTGCTC